CTAACCAATTTAACCATTGAAGCATTTTATGATTACCCTCCCAAGTATCTACAATAATTTCATGATAGTGGGTGTGTAAGTAATCAATTAACTTAGGAGATGCTTTAACAAAAGAAAACCAATTCTCTTTCATTTTCTCAGAAAACACTGTCCACATTATTGCTTTTTGATGTGTAATACCTGTTATCCCCACAAGAGCTAAAGGCTCTTTGCTATTCTCTATAGCAAAAACATCAGGTGTTTCTGAGTATTGAATAAGCGTTCTCATTAAATCAACTTTATATTCAGCTTCAAATAAATTTTCTGTACTCATTGTGCTGTACATAGGAATAATATGGCGTTTTTGCATGGGAACCATTTGTAAGCTCCCATGCCTTATAAGAACTTTATCCATATAACTTTTTAAAACCGTCATCTACTTGTTTAACAAAATGAGGGTCACGCCTTGCTGAGTTCCAATATCTTTCATCTTGCATCATTGCTTGTAAATCTGCTTCATCAAAACTAGGAACAGGAGAGGATTGAGCAGAAATTTGAGTGTCTTTATTTTTTGCCATAATATGCTCAATAAGCATAATACCTTCTGCTGTTTCACCTAATCTTTCTACTGCTCCGCTTAACTCATCGGGAAAGTATTTATTAGCAAACATACTAACAGCTTCTATTCTTGAGTTAGCATTGTCACCTAATTTTTCTTGCTCTGCTTGCAAATCATTTTTAGGCATAGCAGCATCAATAGCTTTAGCATACATTTCTATACCTTCTTTAAATTGATCTTGACTAAAGCCATTATTAAATGCGTGTTCTGACCACCAATTAAGAAGCTCATTATCTGTAGCACCTTCTGGATCTATAACTTCAGGTAACTCATAGTCACCTTTAGATTCTGGCCTATTAATAAATCTTTCAGCATTATATTCTTTTATAATATCTTCTTGTTTAGCTCCAAGTTTACTAGACAATTCAGAGTAAGCTTTGCTTAAATCTTCTGGTGTATTAAATTTTTCTGGTAGCCAATCAGGTTTTTCTGGTGCAGCTTCTTTTGGAGGTTCTTGTATTAATGTGTCTTTAGTTTCTTCTACTGTTTCTTCTACTGTTTCTTCAGCCATTTGATTTTATCCTGTGTGCATGGTTAATTCTAGTTTCTATAAGGCCAATAACAAATCGTTGCCCTTCAACATGACGCAATTCCTCAGTGCTTACATTTGCACCGTGAACTAAATCAATAGTTATACTTCTTAAATATCTAAGAACTTCTTTACCAGTATCAGAACCAAATAACTGAGCTATATTTTTACTTATTTGCTCGTCTAGTTCTTTTGTTCTCTGGTGTCCGTCAATTCCAACATTAATTTGTTTGGGTTGTTTTTTACTGCTCAACTACTTGCTCCTGTTGTTGCGGCTCTCCTTGCACCATTTGTTGCTGTTGAGCCATTTGTTGTGCCATCGCAACTAATTGCTTACGCTCATTTTCGTCACGAATCAAGCTATCAGGTACACCAAATTTCTTAGCAAGGAAAGCGGCAGTTTCCTCACCGTTAACAAGAAGCTGCATCATCTCAGGGCCAAACCTACCTTGGATAAGTTCTAAGAACCTAGCAACAGAAGTAATATCTTGGTTAGCTTGCGCTTGTGCTAGAGGAGAAACAGATTTAATTTTAACTTCCCTACCATTAACAGTAGGTAAATCTATTCTGCCTTGTTTTTTTAGTATATAAATAACTCTTTGCAATACTGGTTGCACTAACTCTGCTTGCAATCTGCCAAATGCAGAACCAATTCTTCTTGATAAATCAGCCATACGCTCTGCAACCTCAGTAGCAGATGCAGGAGTTCTATCTGGATTACCTAACATATCATTATATAACGCACGTTTAATATTTAATCTCATGTCGCCAAGAACAAGTTGCGCTACATCAAAACCACCTGCTGCTTGTATTGGCTGCAATCCTGCTGACCCAATAGCTTTTGGTATTATAGATCCTGGAACAAGCTGTATTGTATCTGGATTAACAACACCATCATCATCCATTTGATAGATACCAGAAATAGCCATCTGTGCATTTTCAAGTATTAACTCTATTGTTAGATTAGTTGTTTTAACCGCAGAAAGAGCGTTCATTAATGGTCCACGCCCATATACTTCACCTGCACATTTAGACCAACGGAAACAAATAAACGGATTAGAACCTACACCTGACATTTGCTTAGAGTAAATAACAGAGTTTGTTGTCATACAAAAAGCATAGCTAAGGTAAGCTTCTTCATTTAATTTAGAATAATCACGACATATTAATTCAAGAACTGTTGTTGTATCATCAGTTTTGTTTTGCATCCTGTTTTGTATTTTTTCATTTAGTACAGCATCAGGATACAATATTTGTATTTGATCAAATCTAATACCTTTTCTTTCTCTAAATACATGATCAATACGATCATCAGGTCCAGTATCAAGTATTACATGAGGAAGCGGTATTGCAGAAAATCTAATAGGATTTAGCGAGTCACCTTCTTCCGCAGCCAAGATACCAGTCCCGACAGCCAAGTCCATAAAAGACTCATGCACTTCTTGGGAAAAGTTAGAATTTTGGATAATTTCAAAAACATATTCAGTTACCTCGTCTAGTTCATTGTTAACAAAATCTCGCTCTGCTTTAGGTACTTCAGAACCAGATGTCAAATCAGCCCACCTAGCAAAGTTAGGAACAAGACCTGATTGTAATCTTGATGCAAACTCTTGTACCCCTACAACAGCAGTCTCATCAAATATTTTATCATCTCTGCGTTGACCTATTGTCTCATTATAAAAAGACTCTCGTTGAGGTAACGCATATTCATAACACTCTTCAAATAGTGGTACAAAATTTTCTCTCTTAGCCTTGGCTCTTTCATATTGCTCAAGGTATTTTTTTGCAATCGGATCTTCTATCATGTTTTATCCTATGTAAAGAATTTACTGTAATAACCAATTCCACCGCCAGATGTTCCAGTAATTAAAGATCGTCTGCCTATTTTTCTACTTCTTCTTCTCAATATAGATTTATTAGCTGCTTTACCTTTAGCCTTCTGAAGAAGTGTTGGAGGTTCTACTGGACTAAATGCGGAATCACTTGAGGCTACATCATCAACGCCTACAGATAATTCTTTCTGTCTTTTTTTCGCAAGGGAATCAGATTCCATAGTAGACACTGGAGGTGTTGTTGCTGATATAGCTGCTTCTGTTGTCTCTGCTTTTAACTCAGCAGTTTTTTCTGCTTCCATTTTTTTAGCTTCTGCTACTTCAGCTTCTTGTTCTGCTTGTTGCTGCTCAATAGTTTTTGCTTCTTCTTCTTTAGCTTTAAATTCGTCAGAACCTTTCCAAGCTTTTACCGCAGCATCATAATCTTCTCTTCGAACATCTTGCTCAGATTCTTTTTGCTTAAGTGACCATTCTTCAAAAGTTCCAGGATCTTTAGGCTTTCCACCTGACAGCATACACATACTATACCTCTTTGTTGTTTATGCCCGATAAGCATAGAATAAATAATAATTCAACGCACAATTACATACGCGACCACAATCCTTGTCTGCGTCTTGGAGACTTTTGTTTGGCAAAGACATCAAAGTTAGTCTTAGCTATTGTAGGTTTTATAGCAGCTTGATTATTCATCAATGCTCTACCCTCTCCTGCACCAAGAAGCATATACTGCAATGCATCGTGTATGTGTGAGTACATATTTTTATCTGGTTTATCAGCGTACCTTTCCCCAGATACTTCCATTCTTCGATACTGATACCCACCTTCAAACCCCTTAATTAACTGAGAGCAACGTCTATCTACCAAAAACGCAGGTTTGCCTTCAGACATTTTGTTAAGTTGCGAATTGACCGACTCAAGTCTAAGGTCAACGGAATTAGACGGAGCGGGATATGCTCTAAGACCAGCGCCTCTAAGGACATGAAAAGGGGTGGACTCGTCGGTTTGCGCGCGGAAATCACCCGCAGGATCACCATATATAAGAACCTCAGAAACCCCAGAAAACCGAGTGGCAATCTCTTCACGAAGAACTTCAGCAAACCTAACAATACCCATATCAAACGCAACAATTTCTGACTGTACAAACCATCTACCTCTTACTTTTTGACCAAGAACTGCCGCAGGTGTTAGCCCAAAGTCAAGCCCAATATAGAGCGGATTACCTGCTGCGACTGGTATTTCTTCTTTAGCAACGTGTGTTTCTGTAACAAACATAGGATATATAGGCTTTCCGTCTTTTATTGTTCCTAGTCTATTCATTACATAGACATCAATCCAACTTTTTGTCTTACCTTGTATTAGGTTAGGATAGTAGGAGTCCATCATATTGTTACAATTTTCTGCTTTTTTATTTATTTCGTAACACTTTACTGCGCCATCTTCATTAAAAATTTCTTTCATACCAGAAGGTTGTGTGTAGAAAACCCAGTTATCAGGCTTAACAAGCATTGTTGCTTGCTCTCTAGGTATATGATCTGGTATTGGAACTTCGCCTGACATAATAGGCCACCAATGATCTTCCTCTGGAGCGTTAGTATCTGCAATAACACCAGTCCAACTTGGGCCTCCTTCACGCATAGAAGGGAACCGCCCTACGCGCATGGTACACGCATCAATAATACTTTTAGGTATTTCTCTAGCTTCGTTGATCCAGATGCCAGTAAGTTCGAGGGAGAGTAATTTTTTGACATCTTCGGGGCGGTCAAGGGCTAAGAATAGAACTTCTAACTCTATATCGCCCTTTTTAATATTGTGAGTGTATGGAACAGACCAAGTAAACTTACCCCAATCGCTTTCTGGAAACCAATCAAGCCAAGTTTTTATTGTTGTTGTTTTAAGTTGTGGGTTGGTATTACGAATAATAGCCCATCGGCTGCGCCTAATACCTTGGTTATTCTTCTTT